CGCTGGCGAGAGCAGCGTTCACCTTGTTGGCAGTCTCAGCCTGACGGAACGCGCCGGCAGCAGAGTCAATGATCGCAGCCTTCTCGGTGATGTTTAGCTCGTTGCTGTCGGAGTGCTTGGAGTACTTAACCGACAAACCCTGCAAACCTTTTGCGCCACCTTGGGACTTAATGGTCACCGTCTGGCCGATCAGGTCCTTAATCTCCTCGTTAGTCCAAAAGGAGGCACGCACCTCTCCGGTAGAGTCCTTTAGCACAGCAGCCTGCACGCGCCACGGACCGTACTTGCCCTCGCCAGTTTTGGGCGGGAATGCAGCCTTAACCTGGACTGACATTTCACCGATGATCGAACCGTCGGCCAGATTGGCCAAGTCAGCTATTTTTGCTACTTTCATTTATGTGTTTGTTGTCGTCGAGTGCGGGCAAGGACGGCAGTCCCCGCAGCAACCGCACACGGTTGTACGCAACAAGAGATTCGGCTGGAGGTCAACAGACCTTTAGCGTTTTTTTGCAGAAGCCTTGCGAGCGGCCTCTTTCTGCACTGAGTAGGCGATAGCCACAGCCTGCTTGGGTGGCTTGCCGGATGCGATCTCAGTCTTGATGTTCTGAACGAACGCCTTTTCTGTTTTAGAATGTTTAAGCGGCATTTTGTTTTCTCCTGCGTTTGAGTTGAATAGCTTGCGCTTTTTTTAGTGCCTCTTGATAGGTGTCGGTAACAGCCTGTACGGCTTGTCTACCGATTGACCAAATCCTAAACTTACCACGGCTGGCTTGAATGACAATGTCCCGCGGGATACGAGGATCGTCCGCAGCGGTCGCCATGTTGGGCAAGAGCGTCTCCACAGGTGGCTCAGGTGTCCCACTGTTAAGCGGAGCTGGCTCAGCAACCTGAGCAATCTGTTGCTGTACGTTAGCAAAGTGCTCATTACGAAGACGCACAATCTCAGGATCAATGCCAGCTTGCCGGGCTTCCTCTGCTTTGCCCTGCAACTCCATAGTGTCAAACTTGTTTCTGACACGGGCAAGCTCAGCGTCAAACATGGCCTCACGCTTTTCGCTCATGGCCTTGAGCATTTGGTCAATCTTCATGTCGCCAACTCTAGCAGTCTTGGCAGCTTCGGACTGTATGTTGCCCAGCACAGTGCGGTGCGTGATCTCGGAGCGAGGAGTTTTCTGCGAGATAAGATCTGTGACAGCAGGAGGTGCTTCCTGTGGTGTTGGGAACTCTTCAACGTCAAGGTTACGGAAGACCTGACGCAGTTGCTCTGGATTGATCTTCAGCTCAGATGGCAGCCGTGTTGGACTGCCACCAGGCAGGTCACCAAGTTCTTTGAAAGTCTTCACTGCTGGCAGCGGTCGCAGACCAACCGGCACAGGACCGATGGTGCCTTCAGCTTCCGTCTTGGCTACAGCAGCTTCAATCTCAGCCTGTTTGCGCTGGATTTCTTTGCGCTTGCGGGCAAGTTTACTGACCGTTTTGCTTAGAGCTTCCTTTGGAGCAACCTGTTCAAGCACAGCTTGGCTTCGTGTTATCCTTGCTTCGAGATCTTCAGGTGCTCCAAGTTTACCAACAAGAGTGGGCGTACTTTCACGAACGATCTCGTTCATAGCTCTGCTGATCTCTTCGCCCTCGTTTAGGATCATGGAAACAGGCACAGTGCGTGAGCTTACACCGTACTTGCGCTCTTCAGCAGCAACCTCAGCCGCACGTTTTTCAGCAGCGGTTCTACTGGGAGAAAAGCGGATGTCAGCAGACTCGACGTTAAACCTGCGAGAAGGAGGGATTATTTGAGCAACGCCTCTTGCGCCAGATGCTGATGTTTTTATTTCATTCGTAACATCTACCCATTGTCCATTCTCTGATTTTAAAACCTGCAATAGGTCAGACGCAGGCAGCCCGCCTTGCAAACCATTAATGTCTGAAGAGGCAACCAGAATATACCGGTTATCATTTGAAGAAGCCCTGTACCCTAGTGACTCATGGCCACGGGACCATTGGGTCTCCCCAGATCTTCCGCCGCGCATTTTGCCTTCTCTTGCTCGAACAACACCAGATTCAATAATATCTTTGATCTGAGGCTCGCCAGTTATGCGAAACGCAAGCTCAGGTTGCTTGGCTGCAAAAACGCCTTCCCCAGTCACTTTTATAGGCTGACCACCTTCAAATACGCGATGGAGTGTTGGCCTGGCATTCGCCTCTGTCTCTGCTGTTGCTGCTTTTAGTTTTGCTTGGTTGCTTTTAAGAACAGCAGCCTCTTCGTTCTCAAAAACTCCAACCAGTTGACCAGCAGGATCAAACAGTTTTGCCGTACCCTTGGGCGAGATGATCATCCGCTCACCAGTCACGTTGTCCGTGACGGTCTCTCCGTTTGCTAGCATCTCCCGCTTTGATGTTGCTGGACTAAAGTTTGCGCGGATCTTGTTTACAAGCTGCGGTTTATCAACCGTAACCTGCACAGGCTGACCATTAGGTTGGTAAAGCTGAACATCACTGATCCCATCTAGTCGGATACTCTGGATGCCAGTGCGTTCACGGGACAGAGTGGTTTTGAACTTTTCTCCCTGAGGAGTGACAGCTTCGAGTTCCGGTTTTGGAACGTTGCGAAACTTCATCGGGTCCATGTAGGGCTCATTAATACGAACCTCGCCACGTTTAGCCCTAGGCTGAATTGCGCTAGACATATGCAGCATGTCGCGCATGAACTCTAGATTCTTCGTGCTGGCTCCCTCTGGGGCCACAGCGGCTAGTGCCCTTGCTGATGGCACCGATCCTGTAGAGCTTAGGTTGTCGATGTACGCCTTAGCATATGGCACAACATCTTCCAGTGAGTTGACACGCAGATCCCTGAGTGCCGCGTCAATCGCCGGAGAGTAAGTCCGGTTCAGATTGATCATGTCGTTGGCAAGCGATAGGTTGAAGAACTCCATCTTGGGGCCAGAACCCTTCTTGCCACTGGTCATGCTGAACGCCATTGGTAACCCAACCTGAGCAACCCTGGCAGTGTAGGCACGATCCTTGCCGGTAGATTTGCCGACGTTCACACTATGCGTTACGGAAACAAGGTGACCATCGTTAAGTGCCTGAGCAAAGCGAGCAACAGCCTCACGGTTTTCTGGCGCAATGAGCGGAGCGCCATGCTGAGTTTGAGCCTGAAACAAAGCAGAGACATGCTGAGGCGTTAGCTTGTCTGCGTAAATAATCGGAGTCCCAACCTGAATGTTGCCGGGATAAACACCCTGCTGGATGAGCACAGCATTTGCATCAGTTGCGCCCATAGCCTGAGCTACCTGATTGTAGATAGCCTTGTGGTAGACAGCTTTTTCCTGTTCGGTGGTTAGAGCACCATTGGGATGAGTGTCCTCATAGGTTGCTCGCGGCTCCACGGCCACAACACGGCCACCGTTCTGCATAGTTTCACCAACAATAGGAACGTCCTTCGGAACCCTTTCGACAAATGGTTTAGTGGCAGCTTTAACACTGGTGGGCACCTGAGTGCGCGTGTTGATGGCAGTCTGAATCTTTTTGGTGATATCTGCCAACGGTTGACTGCTGATGATTTTGCCATCCTTAAAGAAGTGACCAGAGATAGGATCGCGAGTTGCACCAACAGAACTCATCCCGGTTGCAGTCTGGAACTTCTCTAAAGCTCCACGGAAAGCCTTGTCTGCAAACGCCGAGATGGCAGAACCGCGGAAGTCTTGCAGGGACTCAGGCTTGGCGTCTGCGAGGCTTTGCGAAACGCCTTCAGCGATGTACTCATGCGCCAGATTTGTTGCCGCCACAAGTCTGTCCTGAATAGGCAGGGATGGATCATTCATCCGGTCAATGTTCGCCTTGATCTGTTCGGCAGCCGCAGGATTGGTCTGAGCCTGGGTGTCGTAATACTTCTGAGCCATCGTGCCCAGCTCTTGGAACGCGCCCAGTTCTCCGCCACGTTCTTTAGACAGGTTCCGCACAAAGTCAGATGCCACTTGGTCACTGGTGTAGGCGTGCATCACCTCGTGTATCGCGCCAGTGTGGTTAATCTGATCAGCGTTGATGAAAATCGTCTTGCGCCCGGCGTCGTTGACGAACTTGACACCCTTGCCCATGTTGGCTCCAGAACCACCCAAGGCATCAGGAAGAGGTGTGGCGTCGTTGATGAAAGCTACATCAACACCAGCGTGTTCGGCACTGTCAAGGATCCCAAACAGGGAAGCCTTTTGCCGTGTAGTCATGTTCTCTGAGTTAAGAACATTCAACCTGTTTTGGATGTCATCCGGAATGTAGACATCTTGGTTGTTGATGATAAATGACCGTTCCTCTGGACGAGTGACGATGTCCGTGAGCACCTCGCGCACGAAAGCCTGTTGGGCAGCCTTGCCGGTCAACTCTGCCGCAAGTCCAGTTGTCCCACCAATTGCTCCGCCAATCGCTGCTCCACCAGTAGCGCCATAGGTGGCAGCCTGCGCAACACTAAGGGGAGTGCTAAAAGGATCTGCGGCTTCCTGCGCTCCACTCAAAGTAGCGCCAATGGTTGCCGGGATCATCGCTCCATCGAGAACCTTGCGCGTCAAACGAACAGCAGGATCTGGAGCGGCTTTGACCAACTTGACTGCCAAACGCTCAGCACCCTGCACTTCAGCGTTGCGCATGGCATCTTGCATGATCTTAGAAGCCAACTCTTCGGAGCCAAGAACTCGTCCCGCCCACTTCGTGGCAGCACCGGCGTACTGGGCAAAGCGAAGCCCACCATAAGCCTGAAGGGCGGTTCCGGCATACGAGAGTGGGCCTTCATCTGGAAGGACGCTGCCAGCCACAACGGCACTAAGTCCTGTGCCAGCTTTTGCGGTTTCGGTTCTTAAGAATCCACGGGCAAGCGAATCTCCAAGCGCAGAAAAGGAGCCAACCTTTTCAAGCGCTCCACCAGCAGTCTCCATTGCTTGTCCCAAGGCTCTTCGCCCAAGGCTATCAACGGAGCGTTGTGCTAGGCTTTTAGAGAACTCTTCAAGCGCTTGTCCCGCCACGGCTTCTCCGGCTTTGCCCATCCCCTTTGTAAGGGCTGAGACCGCTGGAAACAGCAAGGTGATGTCAAGGATGTTGCCCGCTTTTAAGCCAGAGTCGATTTCCTCTTGAGTAGACCCAGGCAGCATCCCGTAGCCCTGAGCCTTCCGCATATATTCAGCCTGCTGCGCATACTTGCCGGTGGTGTACAGAGAGTATGGGTCGTTGGCGATCTTGTCCCAAGCCAGCGCTCCCACAACGCCCGCCGCGTCCATAAGTCTGCCAGTTCCTGTCAGGATGCCATTTAGGAGCTTGATGCCGGCTTTAGACTGAGCGTTTGGATCCATGTCCATGGAACCAGTCATGTCCACAGATGGTGCCATCGAAGCAGCAATTCCAAGTGTCTCAGCGGCACCTTCACCGATGTAACTGGCCATGTGCTTGAGCACATCGTAGCCCTTCTTGAAGAATCCTGGGCCACCCTTGATCTGATTCTGTGCCTCAGTCTTCCCGGCGTCCATAGCCTGAGCACTGTTCCAGACTGCCATGAAGTCTTCTTTTGACAACATGGGTGCAGTCGGATCCTTATCAAGCAACTGCGTTGCAAGGGACGCCAGCGTCTTTGGAAATAAACGATCTACTTCAGCCTGAAACTCTGGCTGAGGAGTGTCTGTCTGCACCTCAATTTCATAACCACTGCCAGTCTCAGGATTGATGTGGTAAGGCAGCTTAACCTTTGTGCCGGCAGGTATGATTGGGACTGGCTGACCTTGTGGTTCCATATTAACGAATGATCCTGATAATTGTAGAGCCTCCAAGCGGCTTATGCAATGGATCCTGGATTGGCTCCTCAACTGGGCCTTGTACCGGATTTGGTGTGGCAGAGCCTGCGCCGCCAGAGATCATGGTCTGCCCAAGCGGGTTTCGTGTAGAAAGTGGGCTAGTTTGCTGTTGCTGCGGCTTTCTGATCTGCGAAACATACTCCAGCGGAACAGCACCCATGCGCCTTGCAACGCCGGGGCTTGTGGTGTTGATGACCTGTTCACGAAGCCGTTTGTTGTACGAGTCAACATGAGAGTTTGCCCCATCAATGGCAGTCTCAAGAAACCCTTCTGGGTCCGAGTCAAACAAGGTCTCAATCGTTTCAAAGAACCCTTTTTGAATACCTTCTTTTTCCTGTTTGGTTTTTGCCTGAAGATACCTGTTAAACCAGACTGTTGGATTGGTAATCTTTTTGCCCGCAAACTCAGCAGTTTCTGGCGCGGTCATTACTTTGTTGAACTTCAACAAAACTTCCCCGATCTGAATCGCATCATCAGAGTCAATAGAGTTAAGAGGCTTAAGGACATTCATCCTTATGTTGTCCATTGCAGCCTGCTTGTCACCAGAATCAAGTAACTCTTTTGTTTTTGAGATTGTAGAAATTAGGGTGTTAACCCTTTTGTTTGAATCTGCAATTTTATGCCAGTTTTGCTTGATGGTCTTATTTGACTCCGTGGTTTCCCATGGTTTAAGTGCTTCTTCGTATCTATCGTACTTTTCCTTAACCATCTTTAACTGATTATTAAGCACCTCACTGGGCTGACCATATGCACTAAGCGACGCAAGGCCACGATCCATGTCCATGTCGGCAAGGATCTGCTGCCTTTTAAGTTCGTGCTGCACAGCAGGGAACTGCTTCATTTCGTCAGGAAGCTCAGAGAACTGCTTTTCAACTTCAGCCACGGTTGCATCACGCTGGCTTTGAAGAAGCATTTGCTGTTGAGCTAATTGAGACGCAAGTGCGTTCCTTCTTTCTGCCTGCACCTTCATTCCAGCCTCCACCATAGGCCGTGCTTTTTCGGGCACAAACTGCATCAAGTTTGCGTAAGAGCCTGGAAGTTCCATATTATTAAAAAAATCCACCAAACACGCTTGCCGGTTTGTTAGGCTGAGTTGGTTGGATTGAGAGGTTTTGAGGAGCAAGCCCTGCGCTAGATCCTGAAGCACCAAATAGCAGTTTAGCAGCTTGTTGCCCAAACGGCATCATTTCCTGCGAAGCAATCTGCTCCCGCTGTCTGGCTGCTGCGGCGTTCAACTCCTGCTGCTGCTTGTCGATGGCGAACTTCTGATTGATCGCACCACCCATGACAGCTTTTGCTTGATCCCAGAACGCAGCCTTATCCTGAAGGGACAGGCTTGTGTCCTTGTTCATCTCTTCAATCCGGGTGTCAATGCTCTTCTGGACTTCAGGGCTAAGGAAGCTCCTGAACGTGTCGAAGGCTTTCTCGGATGCCTTGATGCCAGACTCCATCTTTTTGTAGTCACCGTAAGCTCCGGCAATCGAACTGGCTGCACTTGAGATCCCACTGGCTAGCCCCTTGCCCATGGACTCGTAGCCGCTTTGAATCGTCTGCCCGATGCGAGCACCAGCTTCGAGGATGCCCTGGCCCATCATGCCCATGGCAGCCGGAGCTGGGCCTTGGTAAAGGTTAATTGGTTTAGCCATAAAATGCTTTCCTAGCTTCTAAACAAAGTGGACTGCCTGCTTTGAATTGCCTGCAAGCCTGTGGACGGTTTTCGTAAATTGTACACGAAACTGACTCGCCAACAACTCCAGACAGAGCAGCACACCTATTGTTGCAAGTTTTAAGAAGCGGATAGTCATCTCGAATTAACTCTGGTGGTATACCTGTAGCGTCAGCCCTGTCCCGGCGAAGCACCGGCCAACTCCATTTGTGGCTGCAACATGCTCCGCAGGTTCTGCAATCCAGATCGGATGTTGCAATACTCTGCGACGGGTTGGTCGTGCAATACATGCTCATGCACGTTCTCTACTTGGATGCCAAACTTTGGGCAATCCACAAACTTGCCAAGTCGCTTGTCCACGCAGTTGAAACAGGCATGAACGTAGTCAGAGTTCATGTGCTTGTCTAACTTGCTAACCACGTTCTCATCGTACCTGTTCGTGTCAAAGGCCACGTCGTTGGTCTTGATGTGCGAAGAGATGTCCTGGTCGGTCCAGTTGCGCAGCGGGAACCACATCTCTGTGTTTGGCCCCAAAATCTTTTTGTCTATCTCAAGCGGAACAGTTCCAGTTAAAGGATCTTCGTCGCTACTTTTGTGCCCACACAGAAGCACGTCAAAGTCAGAAACGATGTGCCCCTTGGGACGGTTGAGCCACTCTCTGCCGCATACCCAAGGCATCCCGGCTTCCCGCGGCTCGGTGCCGCGCATGACCTTCAGGCTTCCCTGCCCGAGCGAGTAGGTCTCGCACACGTCTATGCGGTTGTTCCCGTGTGTTAACGCCACAGACACAGGAACCCAATCGTGAACAGTCAGCCCTAGATTCTCTTGTACAAGGTGATGAAAGGCGTACTTGTGCGATAGAAACGGCAGCTTGAAGTGAATTACCTCAATGTCAGGCCGGGCCTTTCTGGCGAGATCGAGCAGCACAGTGCTATCCTTGCCGCCACTCCAAAGAACAGCAGGACGTTTTGCATGTTTAAGTGCAAGTAATATAATTTGTTCAGCAGTCATTACAGTATTACTGCTGCGCCAATCATTCCGCCAGCACCCAGCGCAGCACCCCCCAAAGACCCAATCATGCTAGACTTACCAGCCTGTTTACTGGCATTCGCCTGAGCGTTGGCACCAGCCAAGTTCATCTGCGCATTGTACGCACCATAAATGCTACCCATGCCGGTCTGACTCTCCGGGTTGAATAGCTGCGGTCCCGCAGCCTGGCCCATGTTGAAGCCCATCTGTTGTGCAGAGCCAACCTGCCCCTGAAGGATGGGCTGTTTGTAGAAGGCTTGCAGCACAGGAGCCTGAGCCGCCTGAAGCTGTCCCATCGCTCCTGCTCCGAGTTGTGCTTGACCAGCCTGAATCTGTGTGCCAGCCAGCGCCCGTTGTTGCTCTGCTTGGCCACGCTGCATTGCTTGCTGGAAGGCTTGCTGTTGTGCGCCAAGTCCGTACTGCAAGTCGGCTTGTTGGCGTGCGGTAGCTTCAGCCAAAGCGGGTTGGTAGATAGCCTGAATCTGGTTGGCTGCCGACTGAGCCCTGCCAAGACGTTCCTGATAGCGTTGGTTAGCTACCTGAGAACGGTTTAAGATCTCTGCACCGATAGCCTGATTGCCAAGGGTTGTGCCTCGAGCGGCAAACGCAGACCGGGCAGCTTGATCAGCAAGCCGTTGCTCTTCCTCAGTAAGGCTTTTCCCAGCTTCCAGTTCTCTTCGTGAACTCTCGGCCAAGAAGTTGGCATAGTCGCCCATCCCTGGCATCGTACCCACATACTGGTTAACGATCCCTTGGTTGATGCGGTTAAGGCCAGATTGCATCTGAGGGCCACCAACACCTCGCTCAAAAGCCGTAAGCTGCGGAGTCTCTAGTGATCTGGCAAAGGACTGTTCTGCTAGCTGCCCAGCGGAACCGAGGGCTTCCTGATAACCAGGAGTCAGTGCGGCAAATGCCTGTTGGTACTGAGGAAGGGTCTTTTGCAGTTGCTGAAGTTCAGCAGCACGATTAGCAGCATTATAGCCAGCTTCAATCTCAGCCACCTGCGGGTACATCTTGGCGGCTTGCTGCAACGCTTGCTCACCGAGATAAGCCTGAGTCTTTGCCTGTAGTTCAGCATACTTGGGCTGGTAAATGGCTTCCTGCTCGTACACCTGCGGAGCCATCTCCACCTGTGCTTTCAGGATGTCTCGCATCGACTCCTGATAGTTCGGAGCCGCGGGTGCTTGAATGGTTGTAGATTTACCGCCGCCCATAAGACAAAATCCTTTCTAACTTCTTAACAGTTAACGGAACTGGTTGCTCCTTTCTCCAGGTGTAAAGCTCTTTAACTGGATGCTTGGTTTGCAAAAATTGTTTTAACACGTCAGCGTGAGCTTTTACGTTGTCCGCCCATACTACATGAGCAGTCCATATTCCATCTTCATCTGACCAATTCCAATCAAAATCTCGCTTGCCGGGATGTGCCGTTGAAACGCCCCGTATCTCACCGTCCTGTTCGCTCCAATAAATGGAGTTATGGACTCCGTAAAATGACAGGTAGTTTTCAACTTCACTTTTTGTTGAGTGCCCAACCATGTTTAGGTGGTTGAGTGATTTTTGGTAAAACGCCTCGACTATCTTATTCCACAGTTCAGGCGTAAGTTTTTTCACGATTAAGCCGGTGGCAATTGTGCGGTAATTAAGAAGGAAGCTGCCCAAAGGGGATATGAAATACCATCTGCAAAATTGTAAAAATAACCAATATGGTTGCCTAAAGAATTGGAACCAAATCCTTCTGCAATATCTTGATTGTAAATATAATCAGTCCTTCCAACATCCCTCATTGAAAGAGTAAACGACGAAGATACTTGATATAAGTTCCCGCTACCAGAAACCTGATTACACCTAACTGGCGTGTTTGTCGGACTTGCTGGTGCACTTTCTCCAGAAATGATGTCCCTGATGTAATTAACATAAAACTTAGAATATGCAGTTATATCCATGTATATGCTCTTTACGTTAAATCCGTACTCGCCGGTCTTCAAATTAGTGGAATCATAAACCAACGAAAGCTGGATACCGCCACTAAATGCAGTGGTTTCAGGAGTCGTAATGGTGAACGTCCTAGCCGCAAGATTGGTGGACGTAATCTGGTAAAGCCTGCCAGTCACACCAGCGGTGCCAGTGTTGATGCCAACGTACTGATACTGCAAAAAGAACGGAGCAGCAGGATCATAGTACCTGGCAGCAAGGCCACCGTAATTAATCGTCATCGTGGACGAGCCGGCAGTCCTTGTGGCGGTAACCGCAAGGAACCTGCTGTTGTCAACCGTCGTTGATGGAACGACTGCCGTGTAAAAGTACGCAGAAGCTACAGGCTGAGTGATGGAGTCAAATACACTCTCAAGGTAACCTCTCGTAACGACATCGTTAGCAACCGTTGGCGCAGACTCAGTTTGCAGCTTGCCTGAAAAGACGTATGTCCCCGCAACTGTAGCACCACCTCTGGAGATGGTAAATGTGTCTACATATGACTTATTAACAGCCTCCTGAAGCGCCGGATTAGGTTGTACAGGGCTACACGGCAAAAACACAGAACCAGTAAACGTAGCCCCGGTTAGGCTAGCTTTTGTAGCAGCGGCAGCGTCAACGTACTGCTTGGTAGCAGCTTCGAAAGCCACAGAGGGATCAGCGTTCAACACTACTGGTCCCGTAAACGTGTCTCCTGCCTTGTTGGCCGGCGTGTAGCCAATCGTGTTCTGCTTGGTGGCTAGCCCAGTGTCAACGTACCCCTTGGAGGCAGCAGACAAGACTGCTTCGGGAGTTGAGCTAGACAACGTCAACTCACCGGTCATAGCCACCGAACCGTTCTTGTTGACGTATGCGCTCAGATCAGGCGCAATCGAGGTCTGCACCTGTGCTAGTGTAGCCCTTTTGAGCGTGCCAGACTGAAGGACAAGCACACTATCAGAAGTCGTGCAGGAGTCTACCGCAGTTCGATCGCTAATTGCACCAGGCACGAGCACCGCATTGTTAACGTGCGCGTTTAGGTTGGCAGCGGTTACCTGCGCACCATCAACGTAAGTTGTTCCAGCTTGAATCTGAGCCATATTATTCTTCCGTGATCATTGCCCGGTTCGAGTTAATAGCATACATGCTAGTGCTCTTCAAGGCTGGTCTGCCTAGGTTAAAAACGACCTCAGTGTCGATAGCAACACCACGCATGGCTATCCGCGGCCTGAGTGTGCCGTCAATCTGAGCGGAGCCGGTAAAGACGTACCGCATGACCTCTTCCGTAACGTCAGGGTCGTGCACGGTCACCAAAATAGACACGTCATCACCAGCAGTGTTATTAAACTGAAACTCAGCCCGGCTAAACCGTTTTGTGAGCTGGCTATCAAACGTGTACTCTCGAGATCGGATACTTGCCGTTACAGGCACAACAACATAAGAGGCTGCACTAAGTGTGGCTGGTAACGAGAACGGAAGCAGTGGTGTGCCTGTGACTCCCAAAAACTCGTCACCACCATCAAGTTGTTCGGCCAAGAAGATGCCACCGTACTTTCCGTAAAGCACATTTACCGGAGTTGTTGACCCAAGCGGTGTAACCGAAACCAAGAATGCATTCCCGATGTTTGAGACAATAAACAGCCTGCGCTTATTGTTGTACAGAGCAGGAACAAAGTTATCAATAGACATCCCAGACGGGTAAGTGTCTATGGTCTCCCACGCTTGGTTTAGCGTGTTGTACACTAATATCGAGTTATTGTTGATCGAGGAGCCAACTGGAAAAGCAATAAAAAAGCGATTGTCAAAATAGCTAGCCGTAACGCTTTTCGCATAATCAAAGTTTACGTTATCAAAGTAGTCGTCGATTGGCTCACTGAGTGGCAGCGTGTTGCCTAGCAGCTTCAGATCAAGCTGGGGGGTAAGCATGTGCACGCCCTTACCGCTAAAGAAGAACACAAACTGACCAGCCGGCACGATACTGTGCCTTGCAAGGCATCCTACTTCTGTAGTGATGACCGTAATCTGCGACCTGTCTGGCTCAGTCGGATCAAACCGCGGATCAATGAACGCGACATAGATGCTCTTGGACATGAAGAGCAAAAACTGGTTCTCGATCCACGGGAGAGCGCCAACAATGCTGTCGTTGCCGCCCTGGTTGATGACGTAGACGTTCAGTGGGTCGTACCTGTCACTGAGAATGTCGGTGGCTGTAATCTCTGTTTTAGAAGTCTTAACAACGATCCGGTTCTGGAAGTACAATCCAAACTCGCCTGGAGGCAGCGGATAAGTACCACCACCATTAACGCCGGTCTGGTCAACATAACTGAGCGATGCTGACACTCCATCCCACACCAACGGAGGGTTGGCTTGCTGAACCTTAAAGCCAGCAAGATTTGTGTGGGCTTGAATGTTTTGATTGGTTGGATTTGTAAATAAAAACGTAAACTGCGTGGGGCTAGCCACAGAAGTAACAATTACGTTTTTATGCCAGTAACCATGCGTGTATGGATATGGACTTGTATCAACTACATTTACTTCTGATCCAACCCGCAATCCATGTGCTGTTGCAGTGTTAACGGTTATTGTTACTGTAGCAAATCCAGCAATTGATGGATTGGTAATTGTAGCAACAATCTCTGGCCCAGCAAGTCCACGGAAGATGTACAGCTTATCGAGCGCCTGAACAAGTTCTGGCTCAAACGAAAACGAGTTAACAGTTAGCGATATGTTTGTTGTTATGTAGTTTGGAAACTCATTTTGAACATTATCGTAAAATACGATGTTATTTTGAGTTACATCTAAAACTTCAAAGTTTGTGTAAAATAACTCAGCATTTAAGGATGTAAATCCTACTGTTATCGCATCTCCAATACTTACCCCAATGGTTGTTGGCACTACGGCAAATGCTGTGTAGTGAGTAACAGGTATTGTTGGCGGTATTGTTATTGGCGCTACAACATAGGTTCCCTTGTTGTAAGTCTGCTTGCTCGTTTGCCCAATCGGGCAGTACCTTCCAGTTGGAAACGTGTACTTCTGTGAGACCTGCTGTGTCTGCGTGTTAAACAGGACGATCCCATCGTGAAACACCATCACCACATTGTCCTCACCGGCAGCGTTCACATAGTACCCGGAACCAGACTGCATGTTCTGGTTGAGCGTATCGTCGGTCATCCGCTCGCAACCCTTCCGGGGCTGGGCGATGCCCCGTTGCAGCCTCATGTTCCTTGAGGACTGCGCGTATCCAGGCTTCAGATTGGAGGGATCAAGGCGCGATGCAAACCCGACAAAGTTGTTGTCGGTATCCACTGCAATCTGGCTGTCTTCAGGCATTAGTCTTGGGAAAGGAGCCTACCGAGTTTCTCAACAACACGCTGGAGGTCGTCCCGAATGTCCATGATGACCTGCGTGTCCATGCCCTCATCTTCACCCTCGTCTTCGTCCTCCGACTCGGCTTCATCTTCACCGTAGCCACACTCAGAACAGGTGCCGTTCGACCTCATGTCGCAGCCACAGTCCGGGCAATACTGCTTTCCAGTTCCTCCCATAAAGGAGCCAAGTGCGATGGTGAGCTTGCTCATGCTATGTATTCTTTAAGGTTTGTGAGGCGATTACTCCAGCCTTTACTGAACGATTTCTGCGTGTCATCCAACTTGACCAGTAGCTTATAGAAGTCCTGCCGCTGCTGCATGATCGAGTCACAGATGGGCTCAAGGCCAACGTCATCGACCTTCTTCTCGTATGCTATAATGGTCTTGTTGCCGATGATCCCGTCATCCTGAGCCCCCACGGCACGTTGCAGGAACTTTCCGGCCTGACCCACGCCAGTGTTGACGCAACCGTCAAAGTGAATTAGGCACAGAGGATACGGGAACTTGTAGCACTTCCCGCGAACCCAATAGTCGTTGTAGTAGATATCCTCCAGCTCTTCTTGGCTGATCTCCTTCACGCAGCGACGATCTTCCTGCCGGTTGTCCCGGTAGACGTCGTACTCACGCTGGAGAATACCGCGGTTAGTCTTGCCACCACGATCGTGCGGGTGGTTTACAAATCCGCCCTCGGCATCGAGGACAAACTCTAGCGACCTTTCAAAGTTAGGATTGGCCGGAACCACGCTCATTGCGGACGACATCGACGAGCCCGAAGATTGCAATGACTGCGCTGCTAATCGCGCCAGCCGCGCCGCTTGAGTAGATGCCCAGCGCAGCACCGAGTTTAGCAAGGCCCAACCAGGTTGAAGGTTGCTTGACGTAGGTTTTAATGGTTTGTTTCATGGCTACTGCTGTGGTTAAGAAGACGCTCCCAAAGAGCTTTGCGATCCTTTTCGCACTCGACGATCTTGCCGTACAAATACCACACGGCAATGATGGTGAACGCCATTGACAAGCCTTGACCTGCCACCTGATCGAGCATGTGCGAGATGAACTTTTCCATAAATTAGCGGCAGTTCCAGCGTTTTAAGCTGGCAGCTTTCCGAGTGGGATTACCGTTCTTGTCCTTCATAGGACCAGGCATCCCGCTCATGCGGGCACAGAATGACTTCTTGCGGGCTGCATCAGCCTTGGTCTTAGGGTTAGGCGCAGGAGCCTTGAGGTTGCTGCCAGTCTCACGGTTGTATTTGGCGCGTCCCTTAGCGGTAAGCCCTGCACCTTTGGACACAGGCAGTTTCTCGCCCTTTTTGACGGAGAGGTTAACTTGTTTCTTAGCCATTTGAAGCGGGTGGCACAAACTGACCGTTGATGTAACTCCAGCCAATTTGGGCACCAGAGTCGCCAGTGTCCTGAACGTAATAGGCCGGGTCAATGTAGTACCCTTGTTCAGGAGGACTCCATGGAAGGGGCGCGTCACACTCAATGCAGCCCTCAACAATGTTGGTGGCAGAGTTAATCATTGCGTAGTTCATTCTTAAAAATTTCTAGTCCTCTTGTGGCGGCACAAATTGACCGTTGATGTAGCTCCAGCCGATCCATGCGCCAGAGTCTCCAATTGGCTCAGCATAGTATCCGGCAGGAGGATTCCATGGAGTCACGCCATCCCAGATGACGACGTTCTCCACGATGTTTGTTTCGAAACTGATTACTGCGTATTTCATGCTTAGAAGTAAGCTGTGATGATTGCCATGCCGTCTGCACCGTTGCCGCCGTTTCCAGATTGTACGCCAAGTTGAGTTGCCGCACCTCCACCACCGCCACTGGCTGGAAAACCACCAACTGCACCGTTGCCCCCGCTGACACCAACACTTGCTCCGCCACCACCTCCGCCAGATCCAGCCGCAAATATCCCAACTGCTGCATTTGAGTTTGCAGTTCCAGCAGTCCCAGAAGCACCAGTAGCTGTTCCTCCAGTTCCTCCAGCAAGATTCAAAACGCTAGATCGACCACCTGCCCCACCTGCAAACTGGGCATTTCCACTGCTGATTCCACCACCAGCACCGCCGCCAGCACCTCCGCGCATTGTGGCCGCGTATGTTGAAATCGGAAATCCAACTCCTCCGGCGCCTCCATTTGTGGCTGCTGCACCACCGGAATTTGCTGCCAAAACAGCAGATCCAGCAGCCCCTCCTGTAGCTGTTCCTCCAGAACCTCCACCGCCACCAAATGCGATAAAAAAAGCTCCAAAAGTAGTGTTTGCTCCAGGGCCGCCAGGATTTCCGTCGGCATCAGATGTTACGCCCAATGCACCAGTGCCACCAGCTCCAATTCCAATTGATATCACAGCACCAGCACCACCAATTGCGCTTACTGGAACAATTGTGGAAAAGTAACTTCCACCAGCACCGCCGCCACCACCGCATCGCACAACAGTTGAAGATGCATTTTTTCGGCCAGATCCACCACCTCCACCTGCTCCAAGCAACTCCATTCCAATTGCAAACGCACCGGCGGGAATGGTGTAGTTGCCAGAAGTTGTAAAAATCTGAACAGAAGTGGGGTTGTACTGATGCTGATGATCAGCACGAGCCGCAAACGTGCTCAGTCCAACCACAGGGGCTGTTGCCAGTGCAGCAGGAGCAGTAGTCGCGAGCCCGGCAATCTGGGAGGTCGTGAGCACGCCGGCCAAAGCCTGAGAGACCGTCGCCTTCCGGGTATTAACGCCCTGGTTAACCACCAGCACGTCCGTTGTTGCTACGGAAGCCGCGGCTGGAAGTTCAGAGATTTTGATGTTGGCCATAGATTAAGAATTGGAGAACTCAGCAGTGGCGACGTTAAATGCCTGCGTGTACCTGGCAAACCCGTTGGTAATTCGGAACTCGTCAATCTTTCCTGAGAACCCCTGCAATCCAGTTATTGTTCCAGGTGCTCCTATAACAAATGTGCTTTGAGTGGAAAGATTTATTGATGTGGTAGTTGTAACATCAACAACACCATTAATAAATGTCCTAATTGTAGAACCAGACCGAGTCATTGCCACATGAGTCCATGTGTTAAGCGGAATTGCTGTTGTTCCAGAAAATGAAAATGAAGCAGTTCCAGTTTGAAATGCAAATGCTCCAGTTCCACTAATTGTACCAGTGTAATTTGTTGCGGCTGATGTTGTTATATTTCCAAAAACATAACATGCAGCATTTGCTCTGTTTATCCAAAACTCAATGGTAAAATCAGACGTTCCAAAAGCAAACGGAGCACCATTTGTGCATGAAATATAACTTCCTGTTGTGCCCGGAGTAGATAGCGATGCTGTTCCAAACTTAAAGTCTGCCGTTGTAAGAACAGGATTTGCATTGTTTGCTGTAAACGTCAGCGTGCTTGGGCCATTGTCGGTAAATACCTGCGTTCCGTTTGTGCCGTTAAAATGCAACAGGGTGGACACCTGAGAGTAATTGGGATCGGTTCCAAGCAGGTTGCCATCAATGTGCCAAGTGTCTGTTGCAATTTTTGACAGTATGTTGTTGTAGTATTGACCAGCACTTGAAGTCTGAGACAACGGAGACAACACGGTAACACCATTCGCAGCTTGAAAGTTAATCCTTCCAGCACCCTTCTGAAGCACGTTAACAACTGAGCCAATCGGAAGCGCAACAGAAGCGTTTGTTGGAATGTTTAAGTTTACTCCAGTTGCAGAGTTGATCGGATAGATGGTTTGAGCATCCGAGAGTGCCAATGTGCTGGAAGCCGTTTTGTCAGCAGAAACCGAATATGGAGTCAACCCAGTTGGCAACAAATGCTGATGGTCTGCTCTGGCAGCAAAGTTGGATATACCAACAACAGCAGTGGTAGCAAGAACTGCGGGTGCCGTGGTGGCAAGCCCAGCTATCTGATTAGTCGTCAGTGCTGAGAACGCAACCGTTGAGAGGCTAGTAACACGCCCCTTGGCATCGATGCTCAACACCGGAATTGCGTTTGCAGATCCAGCGTTAGCTTGTGCGGTGGTGATTGCCGTCAAAGATGCACTGGCTGATCCGGGACCAGTTGCGGTTACATCTCCAGTTAACGCAGTGATCGCAGAAGTTGTTGCAGCGGCAATAGCAACAGTGGACAACGCGGTTACACGTCCCTTCGCATCAACGCTTAAAACCGGAACAATACTAGCAGATCCAACATTGCTTTGAGCTGTGGTGATTGCAGCCAAAGTTGGGATTGGGAACGATCCGGCCAAATCACCTCCAGCCGTTGCGGTAGCACCTAGTGCCCCAATTTCTGCCGCAGTCGGAAATATGTGCTGATGGTCAGCACGAGCAGCGTAGCCCGAAAGGCCAACCACTGGAGCAGTCGCAAGTGCAGCAGGCTCAGATGTGGTTAGGGTGGAAATTGCCACCGTTGTCAATTCAGTCACTTGGCCTTGAGCATTGATCGAAATGACCGGAATCTCAGTTGCACTACCCACGTTGCTCTGAGCGGTGGTAACCGAAGCAATGCTAATCGTGCCAGCAACCGTAATCGTGCCACCAGAAAGCCCTGTTCCAGCGGAAACGCTTTTTACCGTGCCACCTTCAAGACTGGAGATAGCAGCAGTTGAAATCGAAGTCACGCGCCCCTTGGCGTCGATGCTAAGTACAGGAATTGACGAACTGCTACCCACGTTAGACTGAGCCGTTGTGATAGCCGCCAAAGAAGCTGGCACAGATCCTGGCCCCGCGGCAATGACGTCACCAGTAAGCTCTGTGATTGCAAGAGTGGACGCAGCAACATTGACACCAGTCAAACTGGTGACGCGCCCTTTTCCATCAATCGTGACAACCGGTATCTGGGTTCCTGACCCAAAAGACTGAGGGGTCGTAATGGTTGCAAGAGACGGATTCGGATAGCTTCCAGACAGATCTCCGCTCGCAGCAGAACCAACTCCAACCGCACCAATTTGCACAGGAGTCGGAAGAATGTGCTGATGATCAGATCGAGATGCGCTTGTGGATACCCCGGCAAACGCGGTTACCGACAGTGGAGATGGAGCACTTGTGGATAGACCAGCAATCTGGTTCGTGGTCAGGGCTGGATTAGCCGTAGTGACAAGTGTGACAACACGACCCTTAGAGTCAACCGACAACACCGGAATAGCCGATCCAGATCCCACGTTCACCTGAGTCGTGGTGATCGAAGCTAAGGTTGGGTTTGGATAAGTCCCAGTCAGGTCTCCACCAGCAGCACCGGCAGGGTTGCGAAGGATAAGCCCGGTTACCTTTTTGGTAGCACCACCTTGAACGATGGGAACGATCTCCGTTCCGTCAACGGATGTTGCTGCTGGTAGTTGAGAGATTTTGTCGCCCATGATTAACCTGTTATTAAATTGTCGCCAGCTTCAGTGGTTAAAGAAAACCCAGCTTCAGTCGTTATAAAGTCAACCGCTCCACCTGTTGGAACTGTTTTCTTAAACCTGAAAGTCTGAGCATTACCAGAAACCTGAATACGAGCAAAGTTTTTATTGTAAGCCTTTGTCGGATCCTGATTCCTTTGCCTGATAAACTTGGTAACCATGTTAATATGTATATACCATGTTCATTTTTCGCACTTGACCCTGCTGTCTGATCAGCACGTCAATCTGCTGCTGCACTGAGAACTCAGCCATTCCTTCGAGCGAATCAGCTTCAGTAGCACGACCTTCTGAGCGCAAGAAGTCAGCAGACACAGAATTGACCAAGTAACTCTTAAACCGAAACGGAATCTCCATCAGCCTCCAAGAGAAGCTGGGGTTAGCCGGCAGCACACCAATCGCAGCATCGTTGTAAGTGTTCCAGAAGTTGCCGGCTACAGGCAGGTTCTTGCTGGGCGGATTGTACGCTGAACTAGCCTGGCTGGGATCATAGTACACTTGAGAACCAGCAGTGTAAGCCAAGGTTGGGTCGTACCTCGTGCCAAACAGAAACGGAGCCACAGCACGCAACAGAACAAACTTGGAGTTAAAGTTCTCAAACCTCAACACAAACAAATCTTGGCTAAATACCTGTGTAGACACGGTTGTGTTCACATCAAGGTTTGGCATGTTCTCGACCACATACGACTCGTCCTTGACACGAGACGTTTTCCGCGGATCACCAGTCCAGCAACCGATAGCCTGCCCGGCAACCAGCGCAATGGGCTGCGGGTTGTTCACAAACTCAAGTGTCGATCCGCTGATGTTTGTCCACTGAGGAGTGCCCCACGGCATCTGAATGGTGATGCTTGTGATGTAGGGATCAGTGGTTGCGTCCCCAACCGTGTAGGTGAAATTGTACTGAGAAGCCGCAGCAGAAGCCAGCGTGCCGTCTTCCTTCAGAATCCAGAACGGATTAATGATGTTGACGTTTGACTCGCCGATCTTGTTCTGCTGCCACGCTTCATCAGAGAAGTCACGCAGGTAGATGCGCGGATAGTTCGGGTCAAGCGTGATGACTACAGGGATGGTATCCTCTTCGTTCTGGACGTACAGAGTGTCTCCGTCTTCTTGCAAAAGCTCGTTTCCAGCTTCCGTAAGAATGGGAATAGGGTCCGTGACTACATTGCTAATCAACGTGCCAGGCCAGAGCTGAGCAACCTGTTGAATATCGGGCCAATCTTCCCGATCCCAGATCATGCTTAACCGACGATTTGTAAAATCGCGGATAGCAGCAAACGATTTGTCATTCAGCGTGTTTCGGTCAAGCCCGATAAGCTGGCAGGTCTCGGCCAAAAGCGCGCTAAATGGTACTGTCTTCATTTGCTAGGCGTCCATCCTACACTAATCTCTTTGACGCCGCCACTATTTACACGACACTCCGGGTTGTCACGCAAAAACTCATCCATGAATGCTTTACTATCCCAGCAACCATATCCGAGTTTTTGACCCCAAAAGTGATAAGCCGTCAGCGGAATGGTGGCTATCTTTTGCCCAAGCCCTTCAACGGACCTGTGGCGCATTTTGTTGAACTTGGCGTTCTGCTTTGCTTCGATTCTTGCCTGAGCCTTGTTTCGCTCCCAACCAAGGCGCAGTTCCTTTTCCAGTTTACCAACAAGATGTTCAGGTACGTTAATCATACTTTGAAAGGGGCCGGTACTCTCCCGGCTGTCACACCACTGCGGCGACCAAGCATCTCCGGTCCGTGCGCAGCGGCATGGAGCCACTGGCAGGTGTCGCACTGTGCCCAAGGCTCGCAGCTTATCCCCTCTTAGAACAAGGCTGCTACAAATCCTTCGCTTGCACAAAATTGTCCCCGTCTCTCCGAGGTGTCGCACCACTTAAACCTCCCTTGGGGCAAGGTACGCAGGTGTCGCGCTAAATCAACTAAGCAGCGTTGTAGTCGAACTTGCCGAGGCCCAGCGGGTTCCCAACAACCAGACCAGCAACTGCTTCGACCAAACGGCCAGGTCCACCACCGTTGTCGGTGAGCGGAGTGACCTGCGCCACATTGCCGCCATAACGGACTTCAATGAGGTTCATGTCAAGGACAAGACCCTTGAAAGGCGTCGGGGTCCACGCGAGCGGAGAACCACCAACGGTGCCGATGAAGGTCGTTGGATGGAGGCGCACCGTGCCGAAGTCACCCTGGAACACGTCCAGAGACTGGATGTAGGTGTCAGCAGCAGCGTCACGCTGGAAGGTCTGCACCTTCGTAGCACCCGCGCCAGTGATACCTGCACCGGTCGTGGTGGTCAGGCTGGTCGTCCCAAGCAGGCTCGTAAAAGCGCGCTTCAGGTCGGTTCCAACGATGCAGTCGAACGAGGTGTAATGCCCGGTCTGATCGAAGATAGACTTAAGCAAGCCCTGTACCGCGGCATCCGTCAAGGACGTTCCCAACGCAGTCCCGCTACCAACGATCGAGGTCGTGGGAGTGCGGAAGATGGAGGGAATGTCGCCGGGAGTCGGGGTGCCAGTACCAGCGTTGCTAATCCAGGTCTGAGCCCCAGCCGTGCGGTAGGGAGTCGTCTGGTTGCCAGTGTCAAGCTGAGACACCTGATTGGAGGTGAAGGTCACTTCCATGTCACGCTTGATGCCGGTGATAGCCTTGGCGACGTTGTCAGCCAGCTCGTCACGCACACCAGCTACGTCAGCGATGTCCTGCGTCAGCTTGGACACACGGACTGCGCGGCGGAAGATCTGCGCGTAGTTAGCCAACTCAGCACGGTAGCCGACAACATAGTTGTCAACGCCAGTGCTGAGGTTCACGTCAACGCCGTCCGGGGTGCCACCAACCACAGGGGTCGGGAGGCTATCGGACTGCCAACGAAAGAACATGTTACCGGGCTTGGAGCCCTTCTTGGCCATAGACGTGAACGGCGTGTCCTTGGCGTCAACCAAGGCGATCATGTCCATAAGGTCTTCGCGCTTACCGCGTCCAGAGAGATTGGGTTCGAGTAGAGTTGCCATATAAGTGAATGAGTTTCTGCGATTTACTGCGTGAACTAAACGAAGTTCATTGCTTTGACTAGGTCAGTTAACCCATCACGACTGCCACCAGTCTTTGCAAACTGGGTTTTAGCTTTTGACGTGTCAGCGTTAGAAGCCTGCATAGGCGGAGCTTTTGTCACCCCTGGTTGTGCTGGAGCCCGCTTGATTGGCTGTTGCGGTGCTTTTGACTTAGCCTTCATATCGGCGTAAGTCTTGGCTCCGAGAACCACCAACCCAGTGAGATGCTTCCAGTCTGGCCGGCGACGCACCTCAGGGAAGTCCTTGAGGATCTGTTGAGCAACTTGGTACTCCTCAGACTCTCGCTTATTCCACCAAGGGAAGTCGGTTGTCGCCTGTGCGTCTGCCTGTGCCTGCTGTTGCAGGTAGTTTAGACGTGCAGGAAGCTCGACTTCTTTGCGCTTGAGTGCAGTGCGCTTCATGGCGCGGACTTCCTTGTCTGAAAGCTCGTGTTCCGTGCCATCAGGCAACGTAATTACGCCTCCATCCAGGTTATCCTCGCACCACAACAACACCTCAATGGCTTTATCGTATTCACCTTTTACCTGATCAACGGTATCAAGTTTTTGGATAAACTCACTTGGGTCTTGTTGTTTAACAGGTGCTGAAGTCTTTGCGGACTCCAATTCCTGTTGAAGCTGCGCCAACTGCGCTTTCTGTGCTTCTAATTCTGATTGGGCAGCCTTTTTCGCAGCAATCAACTTGTTGATGCGCTTCTGGACGCCCTTTGTCAAAGAACTGCTGTCGTGCTGGTCGGAATCTTCTTCAGTAGGCTGATCGTCCTCGCCAGAGGAATCCACCACTTCTTCAGGTTCCTGCTCCTGTGTGGCCGGAGCGGCCTCCTCCTCGTTAAGGAAGCTGGATTTAAGTAGATCGCTAAGACCTCTTTCATCCATTAAACCGAGTTTCTCAGCAACGGGATTTACTGCTGCCTCCTGACTCCCGGAGTCAGGCTGTGATCCAATTTCTTGTTCGTTCATGCGGTTAAGGTCGCAAGTGCCTTTAATTACAAACCAGTAACGCTGGTAGGCCCGTTATTAGCGTTATGCCAAATCTTTTTCTTCAGTCAAGCCGTTTAATTTTAATGCTTCTGATCTTAATGTTAAAAGTGTGGAGTAAACCAAGTTTACACCATCAGCTTGTCCACAAGCGTGCACACGATCCTCGCCTTTGACGTTATTGCTAATGGCGTGCATCCACATAGTTTCCTGCATCTGTTGGATCGTCTCGATAATCTGATCCCACATGTGGTTCTTCCCCGAGAACCCGTAAGCTGCGCGTTCGCTTTGTGTCATTGTCCAGGTTGCTGCTGCACCGGCGTTACTCCAAGTCTGCCAATCTGAGCGTTCTGCTGTTGCATGACACTCATCTGAAGATTCTTGATGTAGTTCTGGAAGAGTTGTTGGAAGTTTTCGTCCTGCTGGAGAGCCGCCTGCGCCTTGGGATTGTTCTGCATCACCTGCTGGGTAAACTGCATCTTGGTCTGCGCCGCAGGATCGTTCTCTTGATACAGCACCTCGTTACCCAACAGCATCATTCCGATGTCACTCTGGACGTCCTTAAACATCTTCTGGGACGCCTGTTCCTGATTCATGATCAGTTCAGTCGCCATCTCCGGGGCGATCGCCTGAATCAGCATCTCAGTAATCCGGTTAGCGTTTAGTACACCACCCGTGTCCATCTGCTTGATCTTGGTCAGGAAGTCCACCTTTTGAGCGATGTACTCCTTATCAAGGTTCATCACGTCAAAGCGTACGTTGATATCAAACTCGTTATGGATTTCCGACAGATTCTGTGGGAGCTGCCCGCCAGTGATGCGGAAAATCTCCTCTGCCGGCATGTACTGGCAGCACAGTGAAAACATCTGCCGAAACACGGAACGCCAGGACAGAAGCCACGAGTTAACCAGTGCCTGCTGAAGCATCTGGGTGGTCATTGGCATTACGTTAGGATTACCCGTCCCAAAGTACGCGGCATGTTGCTGTTCAACCCGCTTAATCAGGTTGAACGCCACACCAGGCTCGCGAGCCGGTGGGTCCATGAACGTGTAGTCGTTCTGGCTGGTAACCGGCAACTGCACGCCGGGGCCGACCTTGTTCATCCCACCAATGCGCTTGATGACCTTGATCGGAGGCAGCGTCGAGAAAGCTGTATGGTCACGAATCGAGTCGTGCTGCGCCTTAATCTCGTCCTGATCGGTGCTGGCAAGCTCAGGAATACCGCGGGTATCAGTAATGGACCGGCGGATCTGCTCCCGGCGGAACTCTACAAACGGATACTCACCGTGTGCGTAGTCGAGACGTTCGTGAATGGCCCAAGAATCACCGTCAGACTGCCGGTTAGACGCCGCTTGAGGACAGATAACCGTGTAAAAGATGGCTGGAGCGTCTCCGTCCAGGCTTTTAGTGTAGCAATACACCACTTCAACCATGTTTTGGTAGTTTACACCGTTGTAAACCATCATTGTGGTGGTCGGAAGCAGGTTGATGTTGTAGTAGCTGCTCGATTTGCCTAACTGCTGCAACGCACGCTCAACCCAGTCAGGATTCCAGCCTTCAGTCGTGATCTTTTCACGCAACTCGACCTCAGACATCCAGGTTCTGCGAAAAATTACCCGAGACCGTTGCAAGTCCGCGGTTTCTGGGGGGAAGATGATCTCATCCCACGGCTTTAGGGCTACGATCTCGGGTAAGTTTTTGCTGACATACTCCTGGTCTATGGAGGTCATGCCAGTCTGAGCCAGTTCACGCACCATCCGCTTGGCGTCACTAGCCTTCAAATTGGGAACAGCAGTCTGGATGATTTCCGCAGCCTGTTCAGGAGCGTTAACAATCAACTGCGGCAGTTCCAGTAGCACCTGACTGCCGGATTGCTGGGCCAAAGCCATGATCTGGTCCATCGAGATGTCCTGAGTGCGAACACTGATGTTCTGCTGCCAGCCTACAAAAAAAGCACTCCAGCCGTACTGAAGAGCGTACTGTGCTGCAAGAGTAGCCTCCTTATAAAGCTGCTGCGGCATCTTACAGTCGCGAATCCAGCGAAGGAGAGTCGTCCCAATCTGGGAGACCGGCATGTCGGACAACTCGTTCCCGTTGGCTCGAAGTTCAGCCTTTTGGAACGCGCCAACTAGTAGGGAAGTCAGTTCGTTACAGGTGGCGTCGATTAGGCGGGTACGGACGTCGCTGGCACCTTCAAACGGCCAAGCCGGGTCTCCAGCGGAGCGGTTTTCAGAGTGCTTCTTGCCGTCATCAGTTTGCCCAGGCCACCGACAGAAGCGGATATTGTCAAACTTGGTGACCAGATTCCCCTGAGAGGAGTTAATCATTGAGCGGTTGTACTCGCTCAGAAGCTCACCGACATGCGGGTTCTTTGACGCAATCGCTAAAACGTCTGTCTTTGTGTTTGGCATACTTTAATAGCTCCCGCACTTATTAAACTTTTGCCACTCCTTACTTAACGAAGACGATATGTGGCGTGGTTGCATTACCACAAGGTATCCTAAAGCGTCAATCGGATCTTTACAAGCCCCCTTCTGACCGTCGTGCCCAGTCCACTCTCTTAACGAGTAAATCAGGTTCTGGCAACTCTCATGCACCATCAACCGCGGATGGTTAGTCTTAATGTCCAGATCGGCTTCCCTATTATAACACAGCAAATCGTTGATGATTAAAACACGCTCATCAACTGACACGCTGGCAGCAGGCAGGAAATACAACGGTTCCGTAGCTTCCATAAGAAGGTCAAGCAGCGTAACGCCACCTTCCTTCGTCGTAGCCTCCGTTCCTGCGCTTCTCGGATCGATGTAACGTTCTGCAATCTCCTCGCGTTTGTCAGCATGAGTTTCTAGGGACCAAACCAGTTCAGTGTACTCGTTAATACCGCGTCCAGATCCGCTGCGTTGTGCAGGTCCGGGGCGACCGTCTGCCTTGTCACTTGGCAACGCCCACTCACCGTAGCTTTGATCCGGCCATTCACGGTAGATCCAGATTGTGCCATGCTCGTCTACTCTGGCCCAGAGCATAAACCAGTTTCTAGCTCCAGCCGGATCAGCCACCATGTAGTTGGTCCCCTGTGGTGCACGTTCTGTTACAGGGTCACTGAACACGTTAAAGTCACCAAACATGGGGAACTGTGACCCGGCAGTCTGCTCTGCCCAACCGTAGGCACGGATCTTAATGTCGTGAGTGCTGCGCCCCTTTAAGGTCTGGCACATACGGTCCCAGTTATTGTAGGGATTTAGCTTTGAGTGAAACCAAATACAGGCGTGCTTTCCGTACACACCTTCCGCGGTGTAGGGCATGTGTCCCTTTGGTACGCCCAGCACGTTGTTGTTGGGAAGTAGCTCACTCTCCTTCCAAGTCTTGATCCGGGCAGTCGTGATGAACTCCTTAACGACCTGTGTGTACCCAAGGATCGGAGTGAAGGTGACGAGTAGCTTTCCGTTTCGAGTGACAAGACGGTACTTGAGCGTTTCCAGCCAGTCAGCCGGGACAAGCTCATCACACCACACAAAATCCACCTCGCCGCCTTCGACGACCTTGATGTCCTGGCTGTAGTTCAGGAACCAGATCTGGTTACCGTTGTAGACTGCTGTGTTGTCAGAGAAGCCGTTCTTTTGGGTCCAACTCACCTGGGTCGTCCTGCTGCGTTTGGCTTCTTTCAATTCCGATGGAAGGTACTTATGAAACACGTTCTGCTGCATGGACACGCTAGTCATGTTGGTCGTGTGCAAACACCAGATGTTCAGGCCACGTTTCTTAAACTTGTCGCTTACCCAGTGAGGGGCAAAGCCGTTCAGGTCAGTACCCACAAAGGCTTGAGCGATACGTTTAGCTGCGTACTCCGTCTTCCCGGCCCGGTTGCCACCAAGGATGAGCAGTTCCGAACAGTTGTTGAGCAGTTGGTCAGCATCCTTCCAAGAAGCCAGTTCCGTTCCATACCTGTGCGGATCTGCCAGCTCCGCCTTGACCCGCTGCTCGCGCATGAGGAAGAGGCGCATCGTCTCCTCGGGGCCGACGTTCTCGATCATCGTCATGCGCTGCTCCTCGTTGGGAGCCGGCATCAAGGGATGTTCAACCAACGGGAACTTTAGCAGCTTCTGAATGAGTCGATCTTTTTGGTCGTCGATTGTTGACATGTTGGTCTTTTTTTGGAATGTTACCTGTGCCTTCTAGGATAAGAAGGCCGCGTACCTACTGGTCAACCTGAAAGATGGAGCCACTAGCGAAGACATGGTTCTCGGTATCCCTCTCGACCGAGATTAAAGATCACTGGTGTTCAAGAATCAGTGAGTGCTGCACAGTCGTCCGCGATAGAGACAATGCTAGGCTGAACGGGTAGCCATGGGCAGAGACTGTGATATGCGACGCGACGGTGACACTTATACGGAAGTGTAACGCTTCAAACTGAGCACTACCCCCAATTCTAGGTGGCTAACACTCAGTCTTGGGGGTACTATGCTCAGACTCCGGGTTCTAGCTTACCGGAAGTATATCACTTCAATAAGTTACCCCGAAGGGTCGGGCCGACGGCCCGAAGGGGTAACAGCAGGGCTACGTTAGCCAAGATACAGACTGCCGTCCTTAATCTGTATAAGCTGGTACATCTTAATTTGGTGGCCCTTCTCTCCGACGAACACCCGGCCTAACGTGTCCGTCTCCACCCAACGCTGGTTTTGATGCTTCTTAACCACTCTGGCGCTTCGCACCTTGCCATCCAGGTTGGCCGGCCTAGCCACGACAGGCTCACTTAACTGTACCACAAGGGGCGGCTTATTCTGCTTATGCTCCACTAAACTCGGGTCAACAACGCTTAACTCGATTATGTTTGGCTCATAAGCCATGATATCGTGCTCTTGTTGCGATATAACCGGGCTTATGTCCGTTTTAACGTCGTTAAGATCGAGTATACCCTTCCTAAACATGCGGCGCTCGCCCTTAAACGCCCGTCTTACGACATAATCGGTGCCCAAGACGTACTTATCCAAATCATACGCCGCACCGTCGCGCTCCTTAATCTGCTTCTCCGAAACTGTAAAAACCATACGCCCTGAAGTTCTACGATTGTATACAATCCACAAGCACAAAAGACGCCCAGCCCTCCCAGGAGGACCGGCTGCACACTGTGACCACGGCCCCTCACTCCGAGGAGAAGCCCCAAACACAGCGCACAGGAGCAACATGCTCGCGTCTCTTAGCGCACCCAACCAACGTGTGCAGGTGTAGCGCAGTGTGTAGCAGCACGTCAAGTGTGGCGCGCTTCGGAGGGGCTGAGTGCGCGCTACGGGGGCCATTTGCGGGGAAAATTTTCAGGTGGGGGGATGAGTTGTAGCAAAAGTTCCTGGGCAGAGGCGGACCCCCTCCCCCCCTATCTGGTTTGGCGTCGGTCAACCGAGCTCGGTGGCGTTGGTGGCCACGATTACAGAGGCAACTCCATATGACGGGTGTTGTGTGATGTTATGGAATGTGCAAAGTGAGGGGCTGAGCATGGCAAAGTGGGCTGCCGAGAGGGTGCCGGGAGGGTCGCGCAGGGTTGTGTGAGAACGAGGGCACTGGCACGCATTAAACCCCTGCCCTATGACACAGCATGTCCTACCCTGCTCGCACCCACTCTCCGCACTACGCTCGCACCTGGTCCCCGGAACCGCACCCTACGCACCCACAAAAAACCTACAGGTCAGCTCGTTTTCGCAATTTTTGCGCTAAAGCCCTGCACTCATGCTGCCGATTACTTGGTCCCATGATTCTTTTCCACTACGACAGCAACGGCCATCTCTATTGCACCCATGAAGGCGTGCTCTATTCTTGGCTTGGCGTATTTGCCGAGCACAACGCAGTGCAAATCCTTACACATGTTACCACTCACCCCTTTAAGCGTGACCTCTGGGAGCCTATGCAGGCACTCTGCGGGCAATCTGCTGAGTCTCTGTTGCGTTAATCCGTGCCCATCCGCCTCTCTCACAGTGAGGGGGGCGGCAGGGTGCGGATAACCTGCACCACTAACAACCAAACAACAAACTAACAATGAACAAAACCTACACTGTGCACGCTAGACTACCTCTTACACCTACCGCTCGTAATGCAGGAGCAACGGGCCGCAAATATTGGTGGGTATACTGTGACACCTTGCTTGCACGGTCCCCTAAGCACGCTTGTGCCATCCACCGTCGCACGGGTCGCTTTGCCCACGTTGACAAGCTGCGCGCGATCCTTAAGTAATACTCTCCCCAACCCAAACAAACTACACACTAATGAACACCCACAAACACACTGCCCTAATTCGCCTCGCCTCGTGCGTGCTTCTTGCTGCTGACGCTTGGCTTCTCTGTCGCTTTCCTTCGTTGGAAACGGCTATGATGCTCTGGTTTCCGGCGGCCATGGCGCTCACGCTGGTTGTCACCCCTAAAGAGTCCCGTTTCCGTTAATATGCACCACGCCACCCTTAAACAATCCGGCTTCCACTGGTTACTCCGCTTCACCCTTGCCGACTCAGACCGTGTCCTAGCGTTTCCTAGCGAGCATGAAGCTATGCTGTGGGCGACACACTGGAAACTGGAGGTTGAGAGGCTATGAAAAATGTTACCGAATGGAGAGAACCCGGAATCGGGGTTTGCCGTTATTGGCAAATAGGCGAGGCTTGGTGGGGTTGGGCAACGCCTAGGCACCAAGGAGTTTGCTCCAGCATGGAGCAGTGTTTGGCTGAATTGCAGTCCATCATTGAGCCTGACCCGTATGAGTTCGGCGGCAACACAGGGAGGGGCGAATGAGTGACCGACTCGTCGAGGCTCTGGCCTTGTATCTAGTCTTGTCCATCCTCTTCAAAGACTAAAGCACGCTACACCAAAAAAGGGGGCACCTTGAGAAATCGGGGTGCCCTTCTTGCTGCCCTAATTCTGCCCTTCCTGCCCCTCAATCCGGCGGGCTGCGTGCCTCTCTCGCGCCTTCGGACGTGGCTTCCGCGCGTTCTCTCGTGCCGCCTTTGCCTTCGCGTCGATTGTGACCGATCCACCCTTGCGCCCTATGCTTCGGCGGTGATCGACCAAATCGGAGCTAGGCGCGCCAGGGTCCAGGTTGTGCCCGTGTGTGGCAGGCGTGTGTGGGGCCGGGACCAACTCAATTTGGATTTTGATTTTGATTTCCAATTTTGATTTTGAAATTTGATTTTGGATTTGGATTTTGAAATCGCTATTCGTCTTCCTCTTCGTCCTCGATGAGCGACGGCTCCTCTTCCACCCAACGTTGCGCCTGATACATCCTCGCAAACAGGCTACCGCTGCCAGCTTCGAACGTCTGATAGGTGTCCGTGTCACTGTCGTGAGCCAAGACCTGTACACAGTCAAAGTGCTCGCCTATCTCACGAGCCATCCTCTCGATGTAAGCCTGCTTCTGTTCAGAGGTCATGTGATCAGGTAATGCTTAACCTTAATGGTACGATTGTCTGTCGTTTTTGTCGTATATTGCGCACACTCCCACTGTTTGCGCCCCACTAAACCTTCAGCCGTTTGTTTAGGGATACCGAGCATCTTGGCAATCTGAGCAACGGTATACCATCCCTCTGGTGGCGGTTCACCATGAAGCTCCGCCTTTAAGGCCGCTATAACCGAGTCTATACCGGCAACCTGAACTGGTTGTCCTTTGTCTCTTTTGCTAGCCATACAATCGTCTCGTTGTTGCAATATTCTCCCCATGCGAAGCCGCGGCTCCACGAGGTCGTTGCTCTCCGGTTGGCAGCATACCCCATAGCATTAACATCCCCCAACCAGCCCACACAGTACCCCGTTGGATGCGCCCTGTTGCGCCCCTCGGCCTGCTGTACCCGGTGCAAGTGCGCTATGACTACCTTATTGGCCGCCCCTTCACAGATTGCCTCTGCGTGATCCCGCACGGCCTGTTCATTTGCCATATACCCGTGTCCAAAGAGTGCATCACCGTACATGCGCCAGCCTTTTTGAAAGTTGTAATCCACAACCTGACACTTCATCTCTTTAGCCCGGTCAGTGATCTGGGTCATCACGCGAGCAGCCAGAGCAGCCACAATGGCACGCGGTGACTCCATGAGTGTGTTAAGCCGGGCCTCGTGGTTACCGAGGAAATAGACCTGTGGCTCAAGCCGGCTCAGGAACGTGAGCCCGTCGTTCAAGTCAGTCTCAGGATCAACGGCTGAATCAACCTCTCCTGCATTTACCCTGAGACACGCTAAATCGATAGCATCACCCAGGTGCAACGTGGTGTGCGGCTTCCACCTGCGCTTAAACGCAAGCACCTTATCGAGAAGAGCTTGGTCAGCGTGGTGGCCATGGGAGCAACCAACAGCCATGAACTTTTTCCACGATCTGACGACGTTTGCCATTATCTCTTCCCTATCAGATCCTTGTAAGATTGCACGATTTTTATGCGTATCTCGTCTGGACATCCCATCAGTCGGACCTCACGCCAATCCTGACTTGGCAGCTTCTCCCCGACGTGAGTGTGCAGCATTTGACCGTTAACCAGTTCCCCGCTGCGGTGGACGACGCAAGTGGTGTCAGGTGATACTTGGGCAGTGTAGCCTTGCTCGTTAAATATGATCTTCATTTTTGTAATTTGTTTCTGAACCCAAGCAGCATGTAACTCATGCGGGCTCATAAGAATGTGAGTTGTTGTTTATCAGGTTGCTTGCAAACGAATGGAGTCAGTAGCGACTTGGTTGGTTCGGCAAGTGATCGCGCCCAAGTTTCCAGACCATAAGTTTGCGTCTTGTCGCCACGGTTCCACCCGGTCCCATCGCAGGACTCGACTCCGAGCTGCTCTAACCATGCTAGTTTTGTGGGTGAATTTACCCGCAGCACATGCACCCGCGGAAATTCTTTGGCCCACATCTCAACGGTTTTCCATTTCCAGTCTGTAGTACCACCAACACAGATGACATCAGGCTCAAGTTCTCTGGCTTGAGCAACGCCCATTCCATTCTGAACCGCCAAGGCTTTTTGAAATGGCACTTCATCTTTGAATTGATACCACCGCTCAATGGTGCGTTCGCCACTGCCAATCCAGTCTGGAACGATAGCCCAATTTGGTTTCTGTGTGTTTGAATCTGCCCAACGAATCATCTTTCGCCACGCTTCAACGTCCCACAGATCCTCGCGCCACACGTTGTCATCCTGATCCCACGCAGCAAAGGCACCGTTGTCTAGTGCATATGGAAACCATGGCCATGGTCCTCGTTGCGCTCCAGGCGAAAACAGGTGCCCTATGCGCCCCGTCTCACGAGCAAGACAGTGCCAAAACCATCCACTCGCGTTTGCTGGCATTACAATCATTCTGCCTCCCAGAATTGTTGTTCTTGTTCGTCTTCATTTCTGATCACGTCCCCGTTTTCGATTACCTCACGAGCTTTCTCGTTTGCGTGGGACTGACTGTAAGCGATGATCAGCCCGGCATCCGTCTCATAGACGTAAGCATTACGCCAGTCGGCCCGGCAGCGGATACCGGAGGCTGCGTGCTGCCACTGGGGTTGCGCCCAGTTAACGAGCTGCGGTAATTTGGATTTCATTTATTAGTGTTCTAAAGGCTAACTCAGCCGTAGCTGGTACTACTCCGTTTCCGAGGAGGCGCAATCTGTCCACCCGATTGGAAGTCCCATCATTATCTCCACAAACTGCGGGTTTAGTGGGCCAGGTTCTCCAAGTTCTCCACGTCGCGCCCTCGCTTCCAAACATCTGCTCTGCTGGCTGTTCCCGTTCAACCTGAAGCTGTCCTCGTTCGCACAAGGAGTTGGCAAGGAGGTAAATTCGGCGTCGCTGGTGAGGCGCGCCGCATTCAGCCGCGCTGAATATTCCCCACGCCGTTTCGTAACCAAGGCTTTCCAAGTCTGCAATGACTTCTCTAAGTCCAAGGCTAATGTGTCCCTGCACGTTCTCGAAGAAACACAGTCTGGGTCGTACCACTTGAATGCCACTTGAGATAAATGGCCAGAGATGTCTTGGATCTTCTGTTCCTCTACGTTGTCCTGCTGCGCTAAACGGTTGACACGGGTAGCCGCCAGAGAGGATGTCCACCAGCCCAGAAAACTCTGCCCAAGGGAATGACTTGAGATCGCTCCAGATCGGAGCCGCATCAAGTTGCCCGCCTTCCATTCTCGCAAGTAAGTTTTCGCAGGCGAAGGCTTCGATCTCCGCATAAGCGATTGTGCGCAGGTTTGGGATAACTCTACGGAGTCCGAGGTCAATGCCTCCGTATCCTGAGCAAAGGCTGATATGAGTGATTTGGGTAGTATCCACATTATTTCGGCTTCATGGCTTGCATGAAAGCATCCCCCACTTCCGCAGTAGTGTGGACGTGCACATGCTGATGCAGGCTCTCCGGGCCACGGTTGCGCTCCAGTGCAGCCAGCTTGTCTGTGGCGATTCCCATGGCTAGCACACTGTCTTTGGCACTCATCTCGGGCATAAGTTCAATCACCCTGTCCGCAGCCCCAGCAGCCACCTGCTGGAGCTTTTCCTTGAGACTAGCCTGGTACATCTTTTCCCTAAACTGGCTATCGTGATCCAGCCCATGCGTCTTGATGGCGTGCACGACCGTCTGCGAAACGCCGGTCTTCTCCACAATGGCCCGGATGCTGTAACCCTCGCAGTAGAGTTGAATGACTTGTTTCTTCATGTCTTCAGACACACCGGCAAGGTAACCCTGACCGTTGACCTTCTCGATGCCTGTCACGCCCATGACGTGGTCCTCAATGCGCACGTTGGCCAGTCCGGCAAGCTGCCTTGCACGAGTTTCCGGCGACTTGTACACACGCTTCTTCTGCGGCTTCTTATTCTTCGGATCTTTCATATTTGAATTTCAGAACATCAATTTTGAGATCAGCCAAGTTCAGCGTGATTGGAGCGTTGCTGCCGTAGCTGTCGCCGGTGAGCAACCCGCTGCCAGCAAACTCAACGCGCTTGTCTTTGTACTGCACGCCAAAACCACTCTCGATCTGGTTCACAAAACCCTCGTCATCTACGATGATAATGTGCTCGTCATCCAAGCGGATCGTGTCAATGCAGTTCACCTTCAGGATGTCCAGCAGATCTTCCAAGCTGCCGTCGTATGTCACCGCACGAATCATCTCCGTCTTGTGATCGAACAGCACCGCTGTCGTGTTTGCCATGGCTATCATGTTTCAGTGTTTTAAGTTGATTTTTGAGCCGGATGATTTCCTCCTGAAGTTCAGGCAGCACAATGTCACAAAGGATGCAGCTCATACAAAGAGAGCCTTAATGCGCTGCCACAGGGTCGGTGTCGCAGGTGCAACAACAATGCGCCTAGTATAATGCGGCTTGGTACGCACCGGGTTGTATCTTTTAAGACTTTCTACATCCTCAAGCAGGAAGTACCGCATACCACGGATCACGATAGGCGTTATGTAGCCACGCTTAACACGGTAGTTTAGCGTAGTTATGTGGCAGTTCAGGATCTTACACGCCATTTTTGACGTTAGCATTGGCTTTTCGAGCTGCTCTCCACTCTCGTAGCTTACGAGCGACCTCCGCTTTTTGTTCCGGCGTGAGCTTGGCGCGCCAGTCTTTGCTGCGTTGACGATGAGCTTCGACGTCTTTGGTTCGGTACAGTCGGTTGTGTTCATTTTTGAGTTTTTGTTTTTCTTCTGCGGTTTGTTTTGGCCGTTTTGTCCTCGGCACTTTGATTGG